CTGATTGCCGCCAATATACCTGATGGCACGTTCAACCAATGACTGCGGCTGAGCATAGGTTTGTGCAGGCTGCGCCGGTTCTGAATCGCCCATATAGCGAGCAACATACGAGAACGGGATGCCAGAGCCGCCACCTTCAGCCGGAGCGCGAGAGCTACCGTAATCATCCGCCGAACCACGCGGGATCGGAAGGGTCTGGCGGGCAATGTTGACATCTTCCCGCGTCATAGGCCGAGAGAACTGTGTCTGACCGTCGCCTTCAATCCGGTTCATAATCGGATCATAGGATGCACGGGGCGCAACAGAGCTGCGAGTTGGGTCGTAACCGGGCATCGAACGCTCATCCATAGAGCTAGAAGCCAATGCCGCCGGGTTCTGACGGTAAAAGTCACGGTTCATTTGAGCCAGCTCTTCCCCGCCACGGCCAACAAAGCCCTCATCCGGCCTTGCTTCCTGACGCCGTGCCATCTCAGCCGTAGCCAAAGCTGCCGCCTGAGCGGGGCTGTAACCTTGGTCCATGTAGAACCTCATCATCCGCTCACGGGTTACCCCGCCGATGCGGCTGGCGATCATGTCTTGAAGTGACTCGGCCATTACTGCTGCCCTCCTTCGGGCTCACCGGGAATAATACCCATCTCCTTCAAGACAGGTTCAACAAGCGGGGCGACCAGCGGGACACTTTCTGGATGAACCGCGAGGTTTTGGGCCAGATCAATGAGCTGGATGCGCTCCTTCGCCATACGATCACGGCGCTTCTCATCAAGCGAACCCGCCGAAATGCCCAGCTCATCCTGTAGGCGCTGTGCCTGCATCTGAGCATTGAGCATCTTAACCTGTGAATCCGTCTGCTTGGCTTGAGCATCCGCCTGTGCGCGAAGCATATCAGCCTCAGCTCGCATCTGATCATTCTGAACCTTAGCCATTGCCTGCATAAGCTCTGGCGGGGGACGACCCTGCGCCGAGGCAGGCACCATAAATTGCTCAGGATTGCTCCAGCCAATGGTCTGAAGGGCCTCAACATCAATGGCAATCGGGTCATACAAGCTAGGGTTCTGAGACTGAAGCTGCTTCAGAGCCATAACCTTCATCACACGCTGCGTGTGGCTGGCGGTATTGGGGTCCGCCTGCGGAATGAGGTTGCAATCATCCAATGCGCGAATGAATGTTTGCTCATCCCACGGATAAGAGGGCTTGCCCTTGCGCTGCCAGAAGCTCTCAGGGTTCTCCTTGAAGCAACGGGCCAGAAGCTGAAACTCTTCAGCCTGAGCCGCGTGCATACGCTTATGAACCGCATTGAGGACCTTGGTGGCCTGATCAATCAGCGCCAACGTGGTTCCAACCGGCGCATCAGCCTTGCCCTCGCCCACAGCCATCTCAGCCGTGCCGCCAACGCGCATACCCGTCTCAACCATGTTCTGAACGAGGTTCATCAGCGATGGGGCAGCATTCGTATTGTACGGCAAAGGCATAACAGCCTGATTAAGTGGCATACCGCCAGTCTTCACTAGTGCACCACCACCGGGCGGAACGCGGAAGATGTTGGTATTCTGCCTCGCACCCGTATCTGCCATCAGGAAGCCGGGGAAGTTGGCATACATCCCGCTGTCCAGAAGCTCGCGCCATGCGGCGGTGACAGCATTTGTCGTGTTGCCGAGGATATGCAGCAGGCCGATGTCATAAAAGCCAAGGCCGGGAACGAACGTGTACTTCACGAAATTCGTGCGGGCCTCCGGCAGATCAGCCGTATCCTCATCGTAGTTGCGGACAATCGACAGGATTTCCTTAGTAGATGCGTCGATGGTCACGCGATACGGAATCTCAAGACCGCTGATCTTGCCCTTGTACTTGTGTTCGAAGCCGGGAATATCCAGCTCGCAATAGCACTCGTAAATCTCGCGGTCGCGATCATTTGGATTGGTAGAAACGTCCTTGACGCCCTCAATCGCATCCTTCTCGCGCTGGGCTGAGTCCTTGTCGGGCTCAACAGGCGTTCCAAGATCGACATCACGGTACACGCCAAGGATTTGCAGGCGCTTCACCGTCGAAGCCCGCATCATCACCTTATGGGTAACGCGCTTGGCATTTCGCAGATCGGTGGCCGAGTTGTTGACGATCAAGTCTTCCGCATCAACGCTCTCACTCACCGGGCGATTACGAAGCGGGCAGAAGTACACCTTTTTGAAGGCAGTTCCGCCGAAACCGAGCATCAGCAGCATTCGGTCGGTGTCGGGGTAATACTCAGAAGCCACCGCCGTAAGATAGTGGTTCAGGTCGCGCTCCAGAGCATTGGCAAGGCTGTCCTGCTGGGTCGTAGAGGCCAACGCATCATTGCGAACCTTTACAGGCCCATCGGTCGGCAGAAGCTCAGACCGAGCATTTGCCTGAAACCGCAGGCAAGCCTCAAGCAGAAGCGGGTGTCGAACTTTTGACATGCCCTCAACAGGCGCACCGTCCGTTGCACCCTGAAGACCGGGGAGTTCAATCTTGAGACCGAGGAGCTGAAGGCCCTTAGCGCGAGCTTCAACCCAATCGCGGCGGGTCTCAATATCGTCCTGAATACCACGGATCAGCTCATTGGCAATGCTGGAAAGTGTAATACTATCAATATCATCGACTAGGTTTCTGAACCAATTTCCATAGTCTTTCTTATCTTGGTTCTCTTCAATTGGCCTGCCATCAAGGCTGACAGCAATCGACCCATCGGGATATTCGATACGCAAAACATTGCCCGCATCGTCGGTCTGTTTGTTCTCTGACCCTTCAGCGATCTCGACCATGATCTCGTCATTGGCGAAAGGCAGCTCAGGCTCGGCTGGTCCGGGCTGACGGATATTAGGCACAAGGCCGGGGGTCATCGGCATGGTTAATTCCCTTCAACGGGCAGCTCTTCCATCTCTTTGACAAAGCGACGGATGCCTTCCTGTGCTGCCATAGTATCGTTTTTTGCCATGATTTCATAGACGCGCACATAGTCATAGGGGGCCTTGCCCCAAACCTCGACCTTGAAGTGCCCGATCATTACCGGAGTCGCAGGCTTGATCACATCGACCACTGCGCTCGCCAATACCTGTGCCATCTTGGTTCCCCATTAAACTCTGGGGACAGTATAACATATTTGGAGCGGGCGGTGAGATTTGAACTCATCTTCACCAGCTTGGAAGGCTGGGGCACAACCCTTATACCACGCCCGCCCTAAACCTCAGTAGCAGTTAGTATTGCAGTAGCTGCCGGTGCAGCAAGTCGTGCAAGTCACATAACGCCCATTCACATAGTAAGTATGGGTCGTGCAAGCAGCCCAAGCCGCCGTTGGAATGCCAATACCAGCAGCCAAAGCCAAATAAATCACCAGTTTCCGCATGTTCGCCCCCTCCTAAAAAGACGGGGCCGGAGCCCCGCCAGTCCTGAGTTTACACCTTGGAAGCTGGGTGTCTCCAAGGCAAAGCCATCATACCTCATAAAGAGGCGCTGGGGCAGAGCCATGATGCACCACATTCCGATCAAATTCTGCCAAACGCTCAGGGCTTCTAACCAACAGACCCAACTCGCGGATATGCTTCACCGCCATGCTCACCGTATCCACCAAGTCGTCGTGCTTGGCCTTCGGAAATGTCGCCACCTGAGTGATGACCATATCGGCCCAGCCACGATCAGGTGCATAAATCAGCCCCTCCGCAAACAGCGGCGCAACCGAATGCAGGCGGGCAAGCTTATCGACGCCCTTGGGGTCAAGAAGCTGAACTGCCCAGTCTTCATGTCCGTACATGCGGCGGATTTCCTGCGAAACGCTGATTCCTGCTGCCTTGTTTTCAATGATGAGCTTGTCCACTTGGAACTGCCTCATGGTCTGTTCCACCTTCAAGACTAGCTCATGTAGCTCCAGCCTCTCCTGCCAAGCGTACATCAGCATCAACCGAGGATGCTCTTCCGTGTATGTCCTCTTCAACATCGAAATAGCTTCGCCGTCGCGAGAAATCGCCCGCGTCGATTGCGCCACCTGATCGCCACCCGAATAAACACCCCACACCGTCAGGGCAGAGTAATCGTTCTCCTCCTTCGTCGTGTAGGCCGTGTCCAAAGACGCAATCACATATTCCATCGGGGGGAAGGCTTCTCTCTCCCACAGGTTCCACCATTCACGTTTGATTACACCACCGCCAGCAGGCTCAGGGCGCTGCTGAAGCTGACCAGCCGCTGCATATGGACCAAGGGTCTTTTCAAGCAAAATCACTTGTTCTTCATCGAACCGCTCAGGCCACAGAAGCTCACCCGGCTCAGTGCGAGGGTCTTCCCATGTGATCTCCTCGCCGTCGTCTGTCGCCCATGCAGGCACCAATACCGTGTGAAAGGAGCGATCCGGCTCATACCTCATCGGCAGGCAAAGATGCGTCCAGTCCCCAATCTGCCTCTCCAGCACATGCCCAGAGATGTCGCGCTCATTCAGGCGCTGGGCCACGACAATGCGGCAGCCATGCCCCGGCTTGGAGTTGTTCAGACGGTTATACCAAGCTGTGTCCCACCAGTTGATAGCCGCCTCAATCATAGCTTCAGAGTTAGCCTCAGCCGCGTTGTTCAGGTCATCCCCGATCAGGTAATTGCCGCCCAAGCCAGTCGTTGAACCGCCAACCGAGACCGCGTTCCTGATGCCACGCTTGTCGTTCTGAAACCGGGTCTTGGTATTCTGGTCTTCCACAAGCTGAAAGCGATCACCCCAATAGCTCTGATACCAGTCAGACTGAATCAGTGAACGGCACTTCACCGAGTCCTGCAAAGACAAGTTCAAGGCATAGCCAGCGCATAGGAACTGAGCGCCGGGACCAGAAAGCATAGTTTGATTGGTCTGAGCCCAAACCCATGCCGGGAACATCGTGCCGACAATCGTTGACTTGGAAAAGCGCGGGGGCACGTTGATCAGAAGATTAGGAATATATCCATCGGCACAGGCTTGGAGGTGAGCGCAGATGGCTTGCAAGGCGTAGCCGCCATGGGCGAAAGGCGCACTGTCGATATGCGGCCAAGCAGCCACAGTGAACTTGTACAGGTCTTCCTCATAGTCTGCCCGGTCCAGATCGCGGAGCTGGGCGTCTATGTCGATTTTCTCGCCGTCTAGGTCAAGAAAAGCTGCGGTCACTGTTTGAACCCTCTGCCCATGGTTATGTTGCTTTGAGCCCGTACCTTGTCATTCGGCCAGCACCAGATTTCTCCGGTGTCGTTCTGAAAGCATACCCATATCAGATGATGCTCGGCCCCGTAATCTATCAAGACCTGAGCCAAGGCTTTTCCCTTGGGTGTTTCAAGTGGGATGGGCGGGTTAAGCTGAAGGATCATTCCGCTTC